AATTCTTTGGCTTTTTTCTTAGTTTCGAGAAAACGCGCGCGTGCGCGAGGAGAGTTCGTTTCTGCTATCAAATCACTCAGACTGCTCATATGATTTCCCTCAAATTTCCCACACGATTATTTTGATTAAACCGCCTTTAACCATTTCGCCGCGTTTGACGTGAAGCACATCAAATTGCTCATCGTCTAGGCAAAATTGGCACTTCACTAAACTGTCGATTGTTGCTTTCAAGTAGTTGTCGATATCCCTTGTTTTTAGGTCTGGAAAGTAGAAAGTGACTTCCATTTTTAAGCGCATATCAGTCATAAGACTTGGAACGATGGTTCTTACGTAGTTATGAAATTCCTGAGCTTTTTGGGTTAATGTCCATTTCTTGCCTTTAGTCACTTGCCAATAGTTATTTACACTAGGTGGAATCATCCAAATTTCAGCATTTAAAATTTCGTTTTCTTCACCTTTTGTATTTTGCTTTGATTTGAGTTTTAAGCGCGTTTCAACTTGATGACGTACTTTGCATCATTTTCCGCTTTTTGTCGCAATGCGGATGAAATAGCGCGGTTTCTATGTGCTTTTAGGTGCGCTTCTAGTTGTTGCTCGCTCCATCTCATGCTTTTACCCCTATTTCACGTTTATTGTTCAGGAATGCTTGATTCACACTCCCCACGTACTGACACCACCCAAATTTGTTTTTCCAAAAAAACCAGTTGCCTTGCCAATTGCTCCAAAAAGTACCATCTGTCTCAATGTGAGTGCTTCCCATAGGTGCTTTCATGCAAAGTCCTCCAAATTACCTACAAAGCCCACATCACGAAGATATGAGCTAAGTTCATGTAGGGATTTAGGATCACGAAGTTTTGCAGCTATACGGGATTCAAAAGATTTTTGAGTTTCACCAACGTTTGCATACATCGATGCAAATTGATCGAAGTTGCAAAGCTTTGAGGCGAAGTAATCAATCTGGCTATCGCTCAATGCTTTTGGTTTTGAAGGTGTGTGTGTTGATTTAGATTTGCCCTTAGGCGCTTTTAATTTTTGAAGTCGGTAAATCCAGTTGTTCATCCACGCTTGAGCTGTGCGTTTCTCTTGAGCTACTGACCACTGTGCGAATTCTTTAAGCTCAGACAAAATTTGTTCATTGCTCAAATCTGAGTTTTCAGCTTTGGCTTGAGCTGTGAAATCAGATTGGACTGAATATTTTTTTGAAAGCTCTCTCAGTGTGTACAGGTTTTTATTTTCAACGTGGTATTCAACTGAGCTAGAAAAAATATCCTCTCCTGATTTATCCACAGGCAACTTCTTTTTTTTAATATCTAAAGAATTCTTATTGTCTATTGTGAGTTCACTAGGTGAACCAGTTTTAGTTCCCTTAGTGAACCGATCTTGGTTCCCGTAGTGAACTGGTGTCGTATGTGAACCAGTTCCCTTAGTGAACCGATCTACCAAAGAAATGTCATTCAAACGGTATTTTTTTACGCCTTGCTTTCCGGCTTCAAGAACTGAAATAACACCAAAATCGATGAGCTCTTTAATTCCAGCCGATACAGTTTTACGCCCTAACTGACGTGACCCTTTAAGTTCACCACCCTGCAATTGAGAGTAGCTAACAAAATCTGATTCTTTGTTGTGTCCATTGATACGGTTTTCGAGTTCCGCATAGACGTTTCTAGCCGCATCACTTAGAAACGGCCAGACTTCTTTACGATATAAACGGCTAGACATTACATAGCCATTTTCAAACTTATCGCTATACATGTTTTTCCTAGCCTCTTTTCTTTCATCCTGAGGCTTAGGGAAATGAATCAAAGCTGCTGTATTCATTCCCGCCCCCCTTGAATCACTCTGAATTCAATAACCCAAACCCATGGGTTTAAATCCCATGAACCATCGCCATTAATCGATTCCCACAGTGAATTGAAGCTGTCTTTTGCTGTATCTTGATAAGCACGGGCTTTATTTTTATAGCCTTTCCACATATGACGGTTTTCTTTTGCCCAACCATTGCCTACCTTGACGTTATCTTGAACAATTATTGGCTCGACACCCTCTTCAATAGCATCTGCTTCAGATAGTTCATTTAAGCGCTCAACACGAATGTTTGTAATTTCAAGCGAAAAACGTGATGCCCAGCGTGGCATGTGGATTGAGGGCATCCATTTCCCCTCAACATTTATTTCTGACGCCGCAAAGTAAATATGTGCATCTTTTACATCCCAAACAGAATTGCCATCTTTGTCACAAATGTGGTCATCTTCATTCAATGCATAGCTGAATGTTTCACGTACCCAGAGATGATCGCCAACTTGTCCAAATGGACAACTGTTATCTATGTAATATTTCAGGCTTGGTTCGCTATGGATGACATTAGGTCTGTTTCCACTTTCGAATTCAGCCTGTTCAGAAATCAGTTTTTCTTTTACCAAACGACGAGTCTGAGTTTTACGACCTTCTAAAATGGCTCTAACCATTTCTGTATTAAATAAAATCGGGCGTTCATTAATAGTATTTTTTGAACTTTCAGTTTTTTGTGCTAAATTCTTCATGCAAACCTCGTTTACTAATCTGAGTGAACGGCGAAAATGTCCTTCTGCTGCAACAGTTGGACTTTTTTTGTGCCTGTCTTTTTTGAAGTGATACGAATTGGCGGCGATGGCATCAACTCAAAATCACTTGTATTTCTTGTATCTACGGTATCTGTGGTCAGATCAAATTCAGCCTGTAGACTTTTAAGCATCTCCTCTACTTCTTGGATTATGTCGATGCCAGCTAAACGCATTAGCTCAGATAAGCCGTTCAATTTTCTTGACCGTGCGATACGCTCTAATTTGATCTTTTCTTCATCCGTACATTTAAACGTGATGCTTGCCGTGAGTTTTTCGATCATGGAAACATCTACCCTTTTAAAGCAGACTTATCAGCTTTCAGCTTTCCGTCTGTCATCACCTGAATTGCCGCTTGTGTACGTGGAGGGATTCCGTTTAATTCCCATTCGTGAATAGTTGAACGGCCTCTTTTAAGCTCTTTAGCAAGCTGCGAGTTGTTCGCTACCTTGTAGTATTTACGTAGTTGCTCAACATTCATTTCGTTTATCCGAACAATTTAGTTCGTTTAATTGAAACATATGTTCGTGTAACCGTCAATTAAATTGTTCATAATTCCGAACATACCTAAAAGTGATTTTTGCTCCCATGAAAACTACATCAGATCGTATAAATGCCCGAATGAAAGAACTTGGCCTAAAGCCTGCTGACTTAATGAGAGGTACTGGCGCTGGAAGAGCTACTGTTTCTGCATGGACAAATGATGGAAATAATCCAAGTGCTAAGTATTTAGACGCTTTAGCTAAGTGCCTAAAAACCACAACTAGTTGGATTCTTACTGGTGAAGGTGAAAAGGAGACTAAAGCAGAATTAAAAGAAGAACCTGTCTATAGCAATGTAAAAGCTTCATCAAGAAAATTAAGAAAAATTCCATTATTAGATTTTGTACAAGCGGGGATGTGGAGAGACGTGGTTTATGACGGTTTAAACCCTTTGGGAGAAAGCTATACATCATATGTTGGTAGCGATCCTCATTCGGTATTTTCTTTGGAAGTGGATGGCTATAGCATGTCGCCAGATTATATGCCGGGTGATGTTGTTGTAGTTGATGCTGCTTTAGCACCTAAGCCGGGTGCTTTAGTTATCGCTCAAGAGATACAGCAAGGCGTAGCTGTGACGACATTTAAAAAATATAAAGTTCTTGGAATCAACGAGTATGGAGTAGAAATTATTGAGTTAAAACCTCTCAATGATGATTACCCGACCTACAATTCAACTCAGATTGAAATATCAATAATCGGAGTTGTAATTGAACACCACAAGAGAATCAGATACTAAATGTATCATCGAGAAATAACCCGCTACGGCGGGTTTTCTTTTATCTATCAAAAATATGTTCGGTTTTCAGAAAATAATTATAAAATTTTCCGAACAAACTCTTGACTAATTTGTTCGGCTAAGCGAACATGTTTACACCAAATACGAAAAAGCCCCGACTGTTTGGCGACATGGGGCTTCTTACTCGATTAGGAGCAATCGAATTATGAAACAAAGAACTATACAGAGTCAAACGACCACCCCTTGCAACACCGAACCTAAGCCAAGTGATTATGCTTTTAACTGGCGTGAACATGTTTGGGCGCATCTTGTAGACACATTAAAGATGTTTGCTTTCTTAGGGTTTGGTCTAGTTGTTTGGATCTTCTTTTCTTTCTTTTTAGCAAGTTTATTCGGTGGCTGATATGAGCACCGCAAATGAGTGGGAAACACTGCGCTCTCGATATGGCAGCAATAAACAATATGCAAAAAGACAAGTTTTGACACGTAGAAATGACCTTGAAGACTTTGCTAATTGGCTTGTAGATCAAGGCGCTGAAATCCTCCTTAACCCTTGTCAGTATGAATCATTACGCTTCTATTTAAATGGTGAACTTGGCATCGTTTGGGATAAAGGCTCAGGAAATTTATTAGCTCATGACATGGGCAAAGCTTATGAGGCATCAAAATAATGAACTCAATAATCGAACTCCCGACAACATCTCTCATTGAACACATGAGCAATGAAGAGTACCACGCATCACCTGAATTTAGCTCAAGCCAGCTTAAAGACATTTTGCGTTCAAGTGCTCACTTCTATTCAAACAATATTTTGAAAGAAAACGAGCGTGAGTCTAAGAAACACCTCGACTTTGGAACTTTGGCACACACGTTATTTTTAGAGCCTGAACAGTTTGAAAAAGAGTTTGTAGTTTTGCCTGAGGATGCACCACGCAGACCAACAGAGACAATGCTTAATGCTAAAAAGCCATCGGATGAAACCATTCAAAAGATTGAATGGTGGACTCAATTTGATGCTGAACACGGCTCGAAAATTATTATTGATCAAGACTTGTTAGACGGCGCTCGGCGTATTGCAGAAAACCTACGTTCGCTTAGTTCGTACGAAATTATGCAAAACAATCCTGGTATGGCTGAGGCAAGTATTTTCTTTACCGATCCAATTTATGGCTTAAACCTTCGTGTACGTCCTGACTATCACATTATCCCGTGTGATGAGTTCCCAAACGGATTAATCATGGATGTAAAAACATCAAACGATGCACGTGCATTTAAGTTCTCAAGATCATGTTCAGATTTTGGCTATGACATTTCTGCAGCTATGTACCGTGAAGGCTTTCAGCAGCACTACAAAACAGAAGAGAAACCAGAGTTTTTCTTTCTGGTGGCAGAAAGCACTGCCCCTTTCAACGTTAAGCAATACCGCGCTTCAAGCCTGTTTTTAAGTATTGGTGAGCAGCGCTACAACAAAGCTAAGGAACTTCTTGCAGAGTCATTGCTCACGAATGAGTGGGCTGGGTATTCAACTGAGCTTGAAGACATTTCTTTACCGCAATACATGCTTAACCAAGCTATCAACAACGAATTTAATTAATTAAAAATAGGAAATTTTACATGAATACAGTAGCTAACATTCAGCCTCAACAATCAATTGGCCTTCTTAACCTTGAAGCTTTTGAGTTATCGCAACGCATTGCAAAAATGCTGTCCGCTTCAACTTTGGTTCCGGAACAATACCGAGCTGTGACCAAAGTTAAGGCTGGTAAAGACAACAATGGAAACTGGTTATTCCGTGAAGAACCAAATCCGAACGGCCTTGCAAACTGTGTAATTGCTCTGAATATGGCATCTCGCTTAAATGCAGATCCATTAATGGTGATGCAGAACCTTTACTTAATTGAAGGTCGCCCAAGTTGGTCGAGTCAATTCATTATGGCCGCAATAAATAGCTGTGGTCGCTTCTCTGCCCTTCGCTTTGAACTTGAAGACTTAGGCGAACAAGAAGTCGAATATCAAGAAACTTCTTGGGTCAATGGTCGTAAGCAAACTGGTAATAAAAAATTGAAAGTTAATAACCAGAGTTGCATAGCTTGGGCGCTTGAGTCTGGTACAGCAATGCCTAACTTCTCAATTGAAGAGCTTAAAGAGCATGGCGGTGTTTACAAGTGCTGCAAAGCTTATGGGATTCCTGTTGTTGAATCTTCAAAAATTACAATTGAGATGGCCGTAAAAGAAGGTTGGTATACAAAAAATGGTAGTAAATGGCAAACCATGCCTGAGCAAATGCTTCGCTATCGTGCTGCTTCGTTCTTTGGCCGTGTACATGCACCAGAGCTGCTTATGGGCCTTCGCTCAACAGAGGAAGAACAAGAGCGCATTATTGATGTTACGCCTGAAACTGTTGTTGTAAGTGCTTCAACTTTTGCTGAACTCAAACGCGATATTTTAAAAGCTAAGACAGCAGATGAAATGGCCGAGCTTGAGAGCCAGATTTATGAAGTGATGGACGATAAAGAGCGCAACGAATTAATTAAGCTCTGGATGTCTAAAAGTGAAAAAACAGTTAAAAAAACAGTTGCGGAGGAACCAGCAAAAAAGACTGATGATGCCCCTATTGAGCCTGATCCAGTAGTTGAAGTGCAAGAAGAAGTTCAGGCACCTGACACTTCTAAATCTTTAGATGTTCGTAAGAAATACTTACTTAAGCTGAACAATGCCAAAACTGAAAAAGAATTGGCCGAAATTAGCCGTGAGATCGAGCAAGAAAACGGTCTAACTGATACGCACCGTCATTACTTGGTTGAAGTTGAACAGCAACGATTAGCTGATCTGGCAAAAAAAGAACAAGCTAATGAAGCTCCAAAGGTTGAGCCAATCAAAAGCAACGGCGTTAAAAACGGGTTAATCCACCAGATCAATGAGGCTCAAAACGTAGCTGATTTAGAGATTGTGGCTAAAAACATCACGGCAAATAAATCAAAAATGACGCCTGAACACCACCAAGAGGCATTGACTATCCATGCACAACGGAAAGAAGTGCTCACACAAGAAGACATGTTTGCAGGTGTTCAAGATGTGCCATTTGTAGAGGCGGTTATCCAGCGCATCGAGAACGCAAAGAACCAAGATGAAATCAACGCTGAATATGCAAATCCAGCAATTGACGAGCTATCAGACGAAGACCGTCAACGCATAGATGCCGCAGCTTCTGAACGTGAAAGTCAATTATTCGGTTAATTAGTTTTGTGACAAGGACGTCACTTTTTGGAGATAGCGATGGAATTTATACAAGAGTTTGGGATTAAGTACAGCCACTTAAAAGCAGCATTTCAATTTGCAGCAAAGCTAGACGTACGCTTTTACCTTATGGGCGTACTAGTAAAAGATGGAATGATCGCGGCAACAAACGGTCATGCTGCCTTAATCTGTGATGCACCAGAAGTACCAGATGTTGAGCTAATTATCCCGCGTGAAACAGTGGAATCATTAATCAAGAAAATCGGCAATAAGCCTCGTGAAGACGTTTTGAGATTAAGACAAATTGATAGTGAATTTTGGTTGATTGATTGGCAAGACGAAAGTTTTGAATTTTTTAGACCAGTACCGGGTAAATTTCCAGATATCAAAAAGGTCGATATTCAAAAACCAACTGAGCCTCCAAAAGAATTTGCGCAATGGGACCTTAATTACATCTCAGCATTTATCAAAGTTACAAAGATTCTCGGCATTACTTATCCATTGTTTTACCCAACTGGCAAAAACTCAACAACTTATGTCGAATTAAACGATGAAGTCCACGGCATTTTGATGCCTATTAGAATTTAGGTGGCAGCATGACAGATTTGAATAAGGAAAGAGAGGCGCTTGTAGCTCAAATTGAAGAGTTCAAAAAAGATGCTATGGAGTTGTGGTTTGTTCCAGACCTAGCTGAATCGTATAAAAACATGGATATGTTTAGCTATTCCATCGTTGAAAATAATGAAGTCTTCTTTATGCGTGAACAGGCTAGACAATTATGGAGATTTTGGAATAAAGCCAAAGCTCAGGCGGTGCCAGAGGGTTACAAACTTGTACCAGTTGAACTTAGTGAAAACATAGCGGAAAGACTAGCGTTTGAGAGAGTTCCAAAGCCGAGACCAGAGAATGATCCTGTTTGGGTTGAAATTGCTGAACGAGCATACAAAAGCAACTTGTTAGCAAAAAAGTGGGAATTAGTTCGGGAATATAAAATTTTGACTGAAGCAAGCGAATCGGGAGCTGAGGGATGAGTGAACCAAGATCAGTAAAGGAAATCATAGAACAAACGAATGAGCTTGCCCGAGAGTTTTATAAGGAAATGGGTTATGTCGAAAGCCGTCCAGATTTCAAGTTTTATTCGTCTCAGCATCCAACTGAGTTACTTATGTGGCGCTTTGCTTGTATGGCTCAGTTAGAACTTACGGATACAGATCCAGACGATCTAATTGGCGAATATGAAGATGAGTGCGAGGAATAATTCATGAATGCACAAATTTTAGATCCATGCTGCGGTTCAAAGATGATGTGGTTTGATCGAAACAACCCAAATGTAGTGTATGGCGATATCAGAAAAGAAGAACATACATTGTGTGATGGTCGTTCTTTAGTGATTGAACCAGATGTGATGATGGACTTTCGCGACATGCCTTTTAAGGATGGCCAATTTACTTTAGTTGTGTTTGACCATCCTCACCTGGTGAAAGCTGGTAAACAAAGTTGGTTAGCTGCCAAGTATG